TCTGGATTGCGATGTATCCCGCAGTCTGTGCTGAGGTTCCGGTGACCAGAGTGAAACCCTGATGACCCATCGAATCCTGCGTTGCTACATCGGTCTGGTAAGCGGACATTTTGGAATTTGGTTAGAGGGGAGGCTACCGGACCTATTCCAGCAGCCTCCCCAATTTTAACTGTTAACCTTTTCGGACTTTCGGTGCTAAGGCTCCCTGTATCCACAGGACAAGCTTGCCTCCTTCAGGGACAGAAGCAGTGTTGAAGTTAGTGCGTTGGAGATCCGCACTAACATCGGGACCAGACACCAGCTTAGACTTGCCGGTCTTGTCCACTGCAATGGTGGTTGCGATACGCATATCCCTTAGGATTAAGCGGTGATCAGAACCTCGGCTTGCGTCTTATCAGCAGCAGCCGCACCGAACATAATGTCGTAAGACGCCATATGCGAGCGGGTCGAGCGGCTGTACCAGACGGACAGCAGGACCGACAGACCGTTGGTGGACTCGACGGTGCGCTGTTCGATGAACTCGCCAGCGATCATTCCAACCGGAAGACCGGAGGCGATAGCGATGGCGTCCTGACCGCAGACAAAGCCAGCAGTGTTGGCGATGGCACCAGTCCAGTCGTTCTGCTCCAAGATGTTGTTGAAGCCAAAGAAACCGTTGTTCAACGGGCCATAGCGAGCATCGGGGAAGGTGTTCGCAGCGGCAGAGAACTGGAGACGAGCCAGATGTCCACCATCCAGCAGCAGCAGCTTCTGGCGATAGTTCTTGGCGAGAGCCAAGATGGCGGGGAGGTCGCTGGTGTCGAAGTTGGCAGCAGTGCCAATGGTGGTTCCCGCGCCGTAGTTGGCGGAGGTCATCACAGCGGTGATCTTCTTGGAGATACCAAGAGCGAACACGTCAGCCGAACCGGCAGCGAGATCAGCCAGAGCGAAGCCCTGATTCAACTCCTGCTGAGTCACGGTGAACAGCTTGCTGATCTGGTTAACCGTGACAGCAGTAGCGTCAAGCTGCGAGTCGTTGCTGGTCTCAAAGTTGGTCGCATTGTCAACGGTAGCAGAGGCACCGGACTGAACGAACTTTTTGACCTGCACGGTAGCGCGGGGGCGGAGGTTATCCAGACCCACGTTGCGCGTGAATCCGCCAACCATCGCCAACTTGGTAGCCATCTCGGTGATGACAGCATCAGCGAGGTAATCAACGATCAAACCAGCAGCGAAGGTGTTCGCGTTCTGGGGAGCGATGATTCGGTTCTGGCGGAGAAGCTCGCTGTGGTTCTCCACAAGGAACTTGCGACGCTCGGCACCAGCGCGGAGACCGCGATGCTTCTCAAGCAGCGGGTTGCCGAGGTTCTCAATAACGGGACGCACCGGCTCAGGAGCAGTAGCAGCGGCGGGAGACTTCAACGAAGCTTCCAGAGCGGAGAGCTTCGCCATGATGGACGCGAGGTCAAAGGAAGCGGCAGGAGCAGCCGCAGCCGTCACAGTTGTGCTATCGGACATATTTGTGTCGGGTTGTTGTGTTGGTTGCGGCAAAGAAGCTTTGCCATTTTCGCTGACGGCGTTGTTGCCATCCGCTGAAATCTTGTCTTCGGTCTCGGTGAGTTCTTGCTCTTCGTCCAATTGGACGGCAAGAGCGGTGAACCAATCGCGTCCAGCCGCACCACCCCAAAGGTTGGCAGCGACATCGGCAGGAGTGTTAGGCTCGGCCTCAAGAAAACGCTCGTTCCTAGCCCACCAAGCGACCGCTTTCTTGATCTTCTGGGGACTCGGCTCTTCGCCTTTAACGAGGTTGCGAGCGTCAATGACGGTGGCTTCCTCAAGCCCATCACCGCCGAGACCTTCCTCATACTGTTTGATTCCGCGCTCAAGATTGCTCTTGACCGTGGGTGGAGCCGTCTTAGTCACGGCTCGCGGATGCCATTTAGCAGCCATCGCAAGTTGTTTGATAGGTTTGTCGCAAAGACCAAAGATCATCGCTTCCTCGGTCGTGAACCAAGTCTCAGCCTTCATCGCAGCGCGGATAGACTCGGGAGACTTGCCGGTTTTCTTGGCGTATACTCCAACAAGCACCTCGGCGTGTTGATCAAGAGCGTCAGCCATTTTCCGCATATCCTCGGAAGTGCCAGAAGCCATTCCAGACGGATCGTGAATCATCATCAAAGCGGCATCGGCCATCTCGACGCGATCACCGGCAAGAGCACTGATGGAAGCAATCGAAGCCGCAATGCCAACCACTCGGGTCGTAACAGGAGCTTTGCGACCGCGAAGCTGGTTATAGATGCTGAGACCATCCCAGACATTGCCACCGGGAGAGTTGATCTCCACCAAGAGCGGACCATTGCCACATTCAATCAGAACATCTGAGAACTGTTTTGCAGACAGACCGCTTCCACCATACCAGTCCTCACCAATCTGGTCGAAGATCTGAATGGTTGAAGTCTCACCGGCGGCATTTGCCGGTGCGTAAAAGAGCCAATCTGATTTCTTGGTGAAGCTCATTCGTTTTTCTTGGCTCGCGGCTTACGTTGCTTTTTGACTGAAGCGGTCACTTCGGTTTGTTCTACGACAAGCGGTTGTGATCCACCTTCAGACGGAGCAACTGGCGACGGAGATTCAGAAGAATCATCTTCAATGTCAATAGCAGGTGCAGCACTAGCCGCAGGACGCTCTTTCTGAATCACCGAAATCTCAGAGACATCAACTCCGTATTTGTCAGCGAGTTGACGCACAAACAAAGCTTGTTGAGCCTTAGACTCAAGAGCAGATCGCCAATCAAGTCCACGCGCACCGTAGACTTCATCGTAAGTGACAACACCGGCTTCCAACTCTGCAAGTTGAGCCGCAGAGTTACGGCCAACGTCAACATTGGGAGAGCGCGGAGCAGTGATTGAAACTTCGTACCAGTCGGACGGAGCGTCATTAAGAGTCGGATCGCTCTTGATCGCGTACTCCATGACGTACTCGTAAATACGACGAGCAGCAGAAGCCATCACTTGATGACGCGAACGGAACCAAACAGCGGACATATCTAACGCTCCGCGATAGACAGTTCCCTGCATGGACTCTGGATAAACAAGAACGTAAGGAATACCAACACCAGCACAGACCTTCTCAGTCAATTGCCGCCAGTATTCCCGCATATTTACACCGGGACGCTCGGTGGCGAATTGCTCGAAAGTGTCCCCGTTCTTAAGAACCTTAACAGAAGAACCGAACACCTGCTCGTAATACGTCTCCGCAGTGTTTGGAGTGACATTTGCACCGATGCCAGCGCGGAGACTAGAAGCTTGGATCTCACCGCTTACAGTCTTGACGATCTGAGCGACGGAAGCACCAAGCTTGCAAGCTTCCATCTCAAGCTTCTGGAGGTCGTCGAGGTCGTGCAGATCATTGATAACCGCAGAGACGAACGGGAGTCCGCGAAGCTGTGCGGGACGGTTAGGCTCGAAAATGTGGACAACCGAATCAGCAGGAATAGACCGAACATCGACTAGATTTCCCTGCGTTTTCTCGCTTCCGATGAAGTAGGCGACGGCACGTCCCGTCTTCGGGTCAAACCGGATACCGTCAAACACTGTCAGGTCAGATTCCATTCCCACCGGAGTTGCGATGGATTGAGCCTCAATCAGTTGGAGTCGCGGCTTTCCGCTCTCTCCACGGGTAAGCAGAATGAAGCTTTCCCCATCATAAAACCACCCACGGGCGGCTTGACCCATGAGCGTCGAAAAAGACTGACGAGAACCGATATCGGGATATCTGCACCAGATATCAAACCACTTCTTAGCCTTAAGATTCCAAGCAGGATCGCTAGAAGCGGGTTGAACAGAGAACGAAGAACCGACGGTGTAAGACTCAAACAGATCTCCCAACCTGTTCATTATCGCGTTGTTCTGTTCAAAGAAACGCGACTTGCGGACAATGGCTTGTCGGGTCGAACTCGTAACGTCGAAACGAGCAGATGTGTAAGACGTGTCCAGATACGAACGACGCAAAGACTGGCTCGCTCCTTCGTACTTGTTAGCAGGAGCAGCAAAGAGCTTCTCTCGGATGGTGGCTAGGATTCCCATTTAAGACATCCTGACGGTTGGCTCTCTGCGGAACTGCGTGAAG